AGCGCATCAGTCAAAGCACTAGCACTTTTTCCCACGGCATCCCTGGTGGGAAGAATGTGTTGTGATCGACGGAGGAAAAGCATGATCCGCGTTCTAATCCTCGCCGGCCTGCTGTTGCCATCGGTAGCGCACGCGCAGGCTCTCACCTACCCCGATCCCTCGAAGGAGGTATAGCCATGCCAGCGACAGCAACGGGGCGTGGCGCCCAGGTCATTCTCGATGGTGACGCGCAACGGGCGGCGCGTGGGGCGTATGCGAGCACGCAACTTGGAAACACCATGTATTTAGAAGACCTGGAGCGCGCTGGCGTCGTCGCGGACGGTTTTAGTACGCCGGACGGGACCACCAGAACCGGAGCCCCCGCCTCAGATTATCTGCTGGGCGCGACGCTTTCGGGCAGTGAAACCGCCAACCTCGCGGCCATGACGCGCTCGGCTCTCGCGGCGTCGTCCAGTAATCCTCGCATAAATCCCGTCATGACTACGCCGCCGACAGTGACAACCGGCACATCAGCGGTCGCCGGGCTAACGAATATATGGGGTGGTTATCCGCCGACACGAACTGAGGCTTTTAACTTCTACGGGGGCGTCCCAACCCATGACGGGGTGGGTTATTTCCAGTTCAATTCAACCACGGTCAACGGTTCATATAGCCCCTCGACGTGTCGTATTGAAACCGTCATCGACTCGGTGAAAGTCGCTTATCGGGTGCTTAATCCCGGCGGCTGCGTGGCGCGGTTCATTGTTAATGGACAATACGCTTCACTGACGCCTCTGGCTGTTCCGGCTGGAGAGATTTACATCACGTTGGACTTCACCAGCGCCGGCGGACGCGCCCGCAGGACGCTGACGATGGAAACCGATTGTCATTTTCAGTCGCTTTCGACGGCACCAACAGAAACGCTAACGAAGCCAATGGGGCGTCCGACACGCCTGTTCGTGATAGGTGACAGTTTTGCTTCGGGTGGCGGTGCAAGCAACAAGTTTAATTCGTTTCCACAGGTAATGGCTGATCTGCTTGGTGCTCGTGATCTTTGGAACAATGGTGTGGGCGGGACAGGGTATCTGACCACGGGTGGACAGACCACGTTCCGGCAGCGTCTGGGCGACATGGTGACTGCCGCGCCGGATATCGCCGTGATCGTGGGTGGTCACAATGACACCGGCGTTTTCACACCAGCACAGGTTAAGACTGAGTTGCTGACGTATTTATCCGCGATCAGGGCGCAGTCAGTCCTGGGCAGGACTTTCCTTATAATCGCCGGCGTGAATGGCGCCAATCAGGCGTTGGCGGTCACGCAACCCATGGAAACCGCCATGGCCGCCGCCGTGACGAGTTTCGGTGATCCACAGGTCTATTTCGTGCCGCAGGTGACAAACGCGGCCGGGCCTTACTTCACCGGCACCGGCAACACGGCCTCGCCCAACGGCACGGGTAATTGTGATATCTATATCGGCAGCGACACCATTCATCCCAATGATGGTGGTCACGCATATATGGCGCGCTGTCTGGCGGACGACATCGCGAGGTTGGTTCTCTGATGTCCGGTCATCCGGGTTATCCATGGAACGCGGGTGATCCGCTGTTCGCGGACGCTTTGAACGCCGCCATCGCGCAGGCCGTGGCGACGGGTGACTTTTTGCCAATCTCCGGCGGAACGATGACGGGGGCGCTCACCCTGTTTGGTGATGCCACGCAGCCCTTGCACGCGGTGCCGCTTCAGCAGGTGAACTCAGCCGCGACGGGTGGCCCATTCTTAGCACTTTCTGGCGGAAACCTGACGGGGCCGCTCGGGGTAGCCGGGCAACTCCACGCCGCCGCCACGAACACGCAACCGACGACCGATTATATTTATCACGAGTTCGACAGCACGGTCGTCTATACGGCGAACGGCACGAATGGAGACAGCATTGGATTTGTCAGTTACATGGCGATCCAGGCCAATGGCCACGCAGTTCCAAGCGCCGCTTCCCAACACACGGCGGCGATCTATGGCAACGGGTATCTTGCGAGCGCGGGCGCGGTTTATCAGGCCATCGGCGTCATGGGTGTTTCCGGCAACGGCGGAAGTGGCGCGCTAACCAATGGCGTCGATTTCTTTGGTCATCAAAATTACAATACCGGCGGCGGAACGATAGCCAATCATTGGTTTCTGTATCAGGAATCGTCGAGCGCGGCGGTCAAGGAATACGGAGCCTATTTCAGCGCTCCCGTTGGTATTGGCACACCGACGCCGACTTACGACATCCAACTTATTAGCAGCGCCGGGGGCAACATCCTGGCGGGCAACTGGATGCAGATTGGCAGCACGCAAGGGCAATTCACCGTCACCAGCAGCGGTGCGTCGTTTTATCCTGGTTACAACCCAGGCGCGGGCGGCCTTGGCGTTCTTGACCTCGTGGTTGGCAACAACGGCACGGCCAACGCCACCAGCGCGACGGGCGGGTTTCTCTACATATCGGCTTGCGCCGGGCCGCCAACCGGAGGTCCGGCGATAGCGGCGTTGGGGCGCGTGGCGCTCACCTATGACACGACCACGCACAAACTATGGGCGCACGACGGAACGTCATGGCGCGGTGTCGTGCTGACATGATCGAACCCACCGACAATCTGTCTGTCACGTTGCCGGCGCAGTCGTGGGAGACAGTGATGCGAGTGCTGGCCGACGCGCCGTTCAGGATCGTGGCGCCTCTGATTTCTGAAATCCAGAGGCAGTGTGTGGCATCAGGCGATGGGCGTGTGCATCACCAGTATTCGTCGGAGGCGGCGAAGTGAGCCAGTCCCTCTACCCTGATCCGCCGACCGACCCCGAGGCCGCCGAGGCGTCGCGCCCGAAAGGTGGTCCCGGCATCGCGGATGATCGTTACCCGCGCGATCTGGACGATTTACACGCGCGGCAGGTCCAGTGGTTCGAAGACAGCGAGATGGCGACCGCCGACGGGCGGCGCATGTCGCAACGCGATCGTGACTACAAAGACGGCTACCAGTGGAGTTCAGCGGAAAAAGAAGCGCTGAAACTTCGCGGCCAGCCGGAAATAACCATCAACAAGATCGCCGATAAAGTCGAACTGATGTGCGGCCTCGAACGCAAGTCGAGGACCGATCCCAAAGCGTTCGCGCGTAATCCAACCGACGAGGACAAGGCCAACGCCGCGACGCAGGGGCTTCGTTACATCTCCGACGACAACAACTTTCCCCTGATCCGCTCGGACGTTTATGAAAGCCTGATGGTCGAGGGCGCGGGCGGCGCCGATCTGGCGCTGGAAGACGACGGCCGGGGTGGCGCGAACATCACGATAACCCAGGTGCCGTTCGATCGCCTGTTTTGGGACCCGCATTCGCGCCGCCTGGACTTTAGCGACGCGCGCTATAAAGGCATCGTTATCTGGCTGGACCGCGACCAGGCATACGAAACGTGGCCCGACGCGGAAGACCTGATATCCGATACGTTCGCGACACAGACCGGCTCTTATTCCGACCGGCCGCACGATATCGTCTGGTGCGACAGTAAGCGCGAGCGCGTCCGCATCGTGCAGATGCACTGGCAGGAGAAGAACGAATGGTGGGTCGCCACGCTGACCCGCGTCGGCTTTCTGGCTGAACCGATGAAGTCGCCATTCCTGAACGGCAAGGCTCGTTCAACGTCCGGCCTCATCATGGCGTCCGCGCACGTCGATCGGGAAAACAATCGTTACGGCATGGTCCGCAACCTGATTTCCGTGCAAGACGAGATCAATAAACGACGCAGCAAGGCGCTGCACCTTCTGAGCGTGAGGCAGGTTATCGCGGAAGATGGCGCGGTCGCGGATCAGGACCATGCGCGGCGCGAGGTGGCGAAGCCGGACGGCTACATCTCCGTCAATCCCGGCATGAAGTTCGAGATACAGGAGGGCGGGGAACTCGCTCAGGGCCAGTTCAAGCTGCTGGAACACGCGACGGCGGAAATGCAGGCGTCCGGGCCGAACGCGGCGATGAGCGGCACTGATCCGCGGGAGTTGTCGGGCCGGGCCATCCTCGCGCAACAGGCGGGCGGCGCCGCGACCCACGAGCCGATCGCCGATACGCTGCGGATGTGGAGCAGGACGGTCTACGAGGTCGCCTGGATGGCCGCGCGTCAGTATTGGACGGCCGGGCGCTTCGTGCATGTGACGGACGACCTGGGTTCGACGAAATACGTCGGCATCAACCAGCCGGTCAGGCTCATGGACGAACTGGCGGCGATGCCGGAGCAGCAGCGCGCCGCCGCCATGCAACAGATGCAGATCGTGCCGAATGATCCTCGGTTGCAACAGGTGATCCGGATCGACAACGACATCACCGACATGGACATCGACATCACGATCGAAGAGGGCATTGATGTTCCGTCGATCCAGGCCGAGCAATTCCAGGTCTTGATCCAGCTCGCGGGCACGCAGCCGGGCCTGATCCCGCCG